CCTTCGACCTCGGCGTCTGACAAGCCGTGGCTGTCGTCAAGGTGGAGGGCGTCGCGGAAAACGCCGTACTTGGTTTCAACTTCAAAATCAATTTTCATAATCAAGCCTCAGTAGCTACAGCGACCGCATCCCAGCGAGAGTCTGCGGCATTGTAAATACAGCCAACGTAAGTAGTTTTGCTTGTTGTGGTAGTGGTCGGCAGCGTGACGCCAACAGCGCGGAACGATTTAGACGTGCCGGTTGTCCAGGTAAGCGCCCGCGCAGTGCCGTTGTCTTTAAGTCGGAATAGAATTTTTTGACCGTCTGTTGGCGTGCCTGAGTCTGCGTTGAGCGTCAGGCTGCTTGCTTGGGCCGTGGCCGCATACTCGTCGAAGTTGTCGCTGTTCCAAGCCAAAGGCGACGTAATGCTGGTTGTCGAGCTGACCCGCGCTGTGATGCGCTTGTTTGTCAGCGTCTGCGTGCCCGTAGGCGTAACAACGTCGGCCCAAGCGGGGGCTGCACTTGCGCCACCAGAGAGCATGGCTTGGCCAGACGTGCCGTAGTTCGCTCCGCCGATACCGAACTGGCCAGCGGAGCCAAAGCGGAAGCGCTCCGCAGAAGTGCCAGCGTTTACGGTTTCAAACCAGATCGAGCCACTTTCAGAGCCAGCGGTTGGGCTTGTGATGTCCGCGCCGATTCGTGCGTACTGCTGATCAGCCGCGCCGCTGTCCTTGCCGCGCCAGACAAGAACGCCAAGCTGATCGGCTGCGGCTGGGCTTGCAGAGTTGCGATAAAAAACCACGTCTGGTGCAGCGGAGCCTGAATTGTCAACAGACTCAAAGATAACCAAGTCGCCGGTGTTGCTACCTTGAACCTTGAAGACGCCGGAAGCCGAAGCAGATCCAAAGGTAGTGTTGCCAGCGCTATCCAGGGTGACGCGATCAACGCCGTTGGTGGCTAGCACCAGCGACGTGGTGTTGTTGGAGGCCAAGCGGATTGCCGAAGCAGTTGCCTGAAGTTGCGCTTGAGTTGTGCCGCTTACCTGCAGCAGCACGCGAGAGTCGGTGCCCGCGTTGACCGTCAAGTTGCCGGTCATCGTGCCCCCGCTGATCGGCAGGTAGCCAGCCGCAGGCAAGTACGCAGCCGCCCATGCAGCGCCGTCGTAGACCTTCATGGTGCCGGAACTGCTGTTGAAGTACAGCGCGCCGGTGATCAGTGCGTTGCCGTCGTTGTCGACTGTTGGATCGCTGGTCTTGGCACCCAAGTATCGATCGTCGAAGCTGTCGTAGCTGGCCGCTGCGGCGGCAGCGCTCGAGGCTGCGGAAGTGGCGCTGCCTGATGCGGCCGTTGCACTGCTGGCCGCCGCGATCTCGCTGGCGGACGCTGCGGAAGCCGAAGCAGCAGCGCTGGTGGCAGAGCCCAGGATCGAGTCCGTATAGGCCTTGGTGGCCGCATCCTGCGCATTGGTCGGGTCGGCCATGCCAGTGATCTTGTTGGACCCCATGGCAATCGCGCCAGACATCGTGCCGCCGGTCTTGGCCAGCAGGCCAGCCACCGTGGTGTCGACCTCGGTCTTGGTGTAGGCGTTGGTGATGCCGTAGCCGGACAGCGTGGTCAGCGCAGTGGCAGAGGTCACTCGGCCGTAGGCGTCGATCGCCAGACCGGCGTAAGTGTCGGCAGTGACGCCGGTGGTGGCCAGGTCGATGGTGTCGGTACCGACAACGATGCGTGAGCTGGATGCGGTGCCGACATTCAGGGTGTTGCCAGACTTCGTCAGGCCCGAGCCAGCGGTGATCTGGCCAGCGCCAGAAAACTGCTCAAAGGTGATCGCCGTGCTGCCCAGGGTGCCGCCTGCGGCCACCGTGCAGACCCAGCCGCTGTTGTCGTTTGCGGTGCCCTCTTCCACGAAGAAGAACGCGCCTGGCAGCTCTGTCCAGGCGTCTGCATCAGTTGACCGGCTCCAGGACCCAGCGGCCACCACGTACACGCCGTTGGCGGATGTGGTGGACTGATCCTTGACCAGCACGCGGTCGCCAGCGATGACGGCCACGCCGTCAATCGTCTGCGTGCCGCTCAGGGTGATGTTGGCCGTGGTGGCCACGCGGACGCTGCCCTTGACGTCGAGGCCTTGGGCTACACCATCGACATAGGCCTTGGTGGCCGCGTCGCCGTCGGCAGTCGGAGTGCCCACGCCAGTGATCTTGCTGCCGCCCATGGCGATCGCACCGGACATGGTGCCGCCAGAAAGCGACAGCTTGAGCGCGTCCTGCGTGTCGACGTAGCCCTTGTTGGCCGCGTCGCCAGAGTTTGTGGGCGTGGACAGGTTGATGATGGTCGCCGAGCTTCCGGCGTCCATGTCCAGGCTGCCGTTGATCGTGACGTTATTGAATGTCGAGGTGCCGCTGCCTGCGGTGACGTTGCCAGTCAGGTTGCCCGTAACGTTGCCGGTGACGTTACCCGTGACGTTTCCGGTCACGTTGCCGGTCAGGTTGCCGGTGAAGCCGGAGCTGGCCGAGACGGTCGTGAACGCGCCGCTCGAGGCAGTGGTGCCGCCGATCGGGGTGTTGTTGATCGTGCCGCCACCGATGGTGACGTTGGTGCCCAAAGTGACAGCGCCGTTGGCCGACAGGGTCGTGAAGTTGCCGGCTGCGCGGGTGGTTGCGCCAATCGGAGTGCTGTCGAGCGTCGAGCTGGTGATGGCCAGAGACTGCAGTGCAGACGACGCGATCAGGGCTGTGCCAGCGCTGTTGATCATGGCCACCTTGTAGCCATTGCCAGACAGGGTGGGTAGCAGGTTGAAGGCGGCGGTGACCAGATCCAGCTCAGCGCGCAGTGCCGCCGAGGAGCCCGGCGCGTTTGGCGCAGGGTAAGTCGAGTGGTTGTAGTAACTGTTTGGCATTATCGAATTCCTCGCCGGAGAGTGTAGTGAACGATGATGCTGTTCACCGTAAATGGCTGAAGCAGCTCGGACACCGAGGAGATCCTGATGCCCATGTTTTCCGCAGTGCCGGTAACCTCAACCTCGGAAGGCGAGATGTCGTTGCCGTCAAACACGAAGTTGTCCCAGGTCATGCTGTCCCAGTACGCAGAGCGCAGATCGTTCTCGTGAGTCGAGTCACTTGGCTGATCCAAGAACTGGGTGCGATAGCCGAGGTCGTAGCCGAACGCGAACTCCGCAAACGAGTCGCCGGTCATCTCCACGCTGGCCTTGCGGTAGCGCTTCAAAATGCGCGGCGACTTTGTGCTGTTGTAGACCAGGCTCAGGTTGGCGGGGATGACAGCGCCATCGAATGACGTGCCAGCATCCAAGCGGTAGACGAAACCATCGCTCGAGCCGAAGAAAGAAGTTTCGGCACCGTCTTCGCTTTGACCTTCCGAGGTGCACAGCACAGGAACAGGGAACTGCACAGGCATGGCACCCACGTACTTGCCGTTGGCGATCGTCAGGTAAAGGCCATAGCCGTCGCTGAAGAACACGCGGTACTGGCCCTTCTCGCGGTTCACGATGGACGCGCTGGCCAGGTTCTTGCGCACCTGAATGAACGGACGCAGGTTCATCGTGAGCGATGCGGTGGCGAAGTTGCCGAAGTTCAGCGTGGTGCCCAAGCCCATGACGCCGCGCTCGCTCAGGATGTACGACTGGTCGAGGTTCTGGCCGGTGTTGGCCACGCCGCCAGTGCCCACGTTGAACGTGGACAGAGCGAAGTCCTCGGCGCTTGTGCCGTACAGGACCGACGTGTCGGTGCGTGTGTAGACGGCCATCGCGCCGCTTGACTGGTCGCCGGGCAGCGAGAGCAACTGAGTGATGCTGTCGTTCATGGCGATCTCGCCTGCGCCAAGAACTGGGTCCCAGACGTAGGGGTTGCTGATTGCGCTGAACTGCAGCGAGTGACCAAACGCCAAGAACAGGTGTTGCTTGTGAATAGCGATGCGCGTTGGCACATCGGGTGACATCGTGGTGGAGATCGGGACCATCACGGTGCCGTCGAACTCAAAGGCGCGGTTGACGCCGTCGCACACGTACATGCGCTTGTTGCTCTGGCCGCCACCGAAGTTGGCGACCATGCCCTGAAAGCGGCCGCCAGGTGACAGCGTGATTTGCGATGCAGCGCCGCCGCCGATCGCCTTGGTGACGCCGCCGACCTGCAGATTCTCGGCAGCCGTGAAGGTGCCTGTCGAGGAACTCAGGATCAGGCGTCCAGCCGCCGTGCCTGCGCCCCAAGTACCAGACTGCAGGACAACTCGCGAGACGACGCCTGTGGCCCCGCTGGTGGCCCCGGTGACGGTCTGGCCGTCCACGATCTCGCCGGTGCCGCTGGTGAATGAAAGCTCTTTACCAAAGGTCACAGCGGTCCAGCCAGAACTGGATGACTTGTGCATCACTGCGGCGGTCGCGCCTGCGTTATTCCGCCAAGCGTAGAGGTCTCCGTCGTAGAACAGCACGCCAAGCACAGAGCCTGAGCCTGGTACCTCGTCAATGTCAGCCCGGTAGTCTGCTGCTGCCAGCGACTTGTAAGTTGCATCCAGCAAGCCATCAGCCACGGAGCCAGCGATGGCGTCAATCACGCCGACGTTGACGGTCGAGACAATCACCGCCTCGTCGATCAGGAATGTTCCCGACTCGCGAGTGATCACGATGTTGCTGCCATCCACGGCGATGACCTTGCCGGTGGCTGCGGAGGTGTAGCCAGTGACGGTGTCGCCCACTGCGATAGCGCTGGTCAGTGTGCAGGTCAGCACGTTGTATCGGGCGTCCGAAGGGTTGGGCCTGCCGTCAAAGCGCTCGTAGCCTGCGATGCGGGTGTATCCGCCGTTCAGTGAACACTCAAAGTTCGCGGCGCGCCGGACAACGCCGGGCGGCAGCGACAGCGTTGGGGTGATCTGATCCATACCGCCAACCATGCGGATCTGGTCGTACCGTACTTGTGGGAGTTGATCCATGGCCATACTTGAGCCGCCTTAAGCCAAAGGCTGTCCAAGGTAGACGTCTGGGAGCTGCTCGCGCTCGAGCTGCGTCAGCAGCTTCTGGTACTCAACTTGCCCACGGTTGAGCACTTCGGGTGCCGCCTCATACAGGCCATACGACTGCATGGCCTTGTAGACGATCATCAGGTGGTAAGCGTCCGGCATCTCAGGCACGTCGGCGTCTGCCACCAGGTTCGTGGCCTTTGTCTGGTACTCGCCGGTGATGTTGTAGATGTCGTCCGGCAGCGAACCCAGCATGATGGCCTTGCCGTTGGGCTTCTCAGCGAAGACGACAGGGCGGCCATTGACCTGGATGTTGAACCGGTAGGTGTTGCGGAAGATCTGGTACTCCCACTCCACCAGCCACTGCTCGTCTTGCACGCCGATCGACTTCTTCTGGGCTCGGAAAGTTTCCTTGTGCCAGAAGCGCAGGTCGGTCATCAGATCGCCGGTCAGCGTGTTGGTGATCTCGGTCGGGAGGTAGTCGCCAACACCGACCGCGGTCTCAAAGGTGAAGGGCTCGCGCATCCAGTTCCAGTTGTTGTGCAGGCCCTGAATCTCCACCCAAGCAGCGTCGATCCAGTTCACCAGCAGCCCGGCCATGCCTGTTTGGTTAAGGACCGAGGTCGGTCCTGTGCCACTGACGGCACACTCCTGTCGGAGACGTTGAACGAGCTGCAGGTAGTTCATGGGTTACTTAGGCAGGTTGCTGGAGGAGTTGACGCAGCCATGGCACGCCCTGC